CAATTCGCGTATATGAAAAGTGCGGATTCGTAAAGGACAAAAATACAATGTATGAAATGAGGTATGTGAACAATGAAGAAAGCGAGGCAGTAAAGTAAGATGACAAAAGATTTAGAAAATAGAATAGCAGAGGGCATAGCAAAAAATGACGAAAACTTGCAGCACTGGCTCATACTGCAAGAAAGAATTATCAAAAGTGTAAGATATTTGAATGAGTACGGGGTTGAGAATTTTTGCATGTCTTTTAGCGGTGGTAAAGACAGTTGCGTTATGTCATACCTTATTGATTTGGCAGTACCCGATAACAAAATCCCCAGGGTGTATGCTGACACAGGTATTGAGTTAAATATGATTAGGAATTTTGTGAAAGCAAGGCAAAAGGAAGATGATAGAATTGTGATTATTAAGCCCTCTAAAAACATTAAAAAGATGTTGGAAGAAGTTGGTTATCCATTCAAAAGCAAGTATCACAGTCATATTGTTGATATGTACCAACGAAACAGACATCACACAGATTGCACAGAAAAGTATGTGGGAGGGGGTTATGAGTATAGTGCACGCAATTGCCCGAAAATACTAAAGTACCAATTTACACCTGAATTTTTGGAAAACGGCTTAAAAATCTCCGATAAATGCTGTGATGAATTAAAGAAAAAGCCGTTGAAGAATTATCAGAAAGAACACGGCTATTTGTATGAGATTATCGGTATAATGCGAGACGAAGGCGGCAGACGAGATAGGGCGAAGTGTCTTGCTTTTAGAGGAAACAAGCTCAAAGCTTTTCAACCGTTAGCACCTGTAACGAAAGTGTGGGAAGATTGGTTTATCAAAGAGTTTGATATCCCGATTTGTGATATATATAAACCTCCGTATAACTTTGAGAGGACGGGGTGTAAGGGCTGTGCATTCATAATAAACCTACAGCAAGAATTAGAAACTTTAGAGAAATATTTTCCTGCCGAAAGAAAACAGTGTGAGAATATTTGGAAGCCAGTTTATGACGAGTACAGGCGGTTAGGATATAGGCTGAAAGATAGGAAAGGGAAGGAGGATACAAATGACGATTGAAGAAGCTATACTTGATTTTGAAATGCAGGCGGAAGATAAGTGCAATGGCGAAAAGTGCAAATATTATGCACAAATAGCCAAGTGGTTAAAAAAGGCGATGTTACAGGAGTGTCAAAGATGATTGAACTACTGGCTTGTTGTGAGCCTATGGAAGAGCACGAAGATATTTTGATTGGGCATATCATAATTGCCGATGAAACGGCAGATTTGATACTGTATTCTGAAAGACGCCCTTATGTGAATTGGGGCGACTTTTACAAAAATATGTTTAATCAGATAGATAAATATGTATCTGATAACCAAAATTTGAAATTTACTGTAAACCGAGAGTATGTTGCGGTGACGGGGAGGTTATAATATGAAAGAAAATCCTGCCGATAAGTTAAAAGATACTATCTGGTATTTCTTGACTACAGGCGGACAAAAGGCGAACACAGAAGCATTAAAGAGCTATGTGTATGACTTAATACAAATGACGACCCAAAAAGATGCGGGGCAGCGTGGTAATGCTCAACATATAGATTGGAGCGAACTGGATATGACGATGTTTTCGATTGTGTGTGAAGCAACGGCTTTAGTATTAAGCGGAGAATTGGACAAGAAAGACTAACTGTGTTTTAGAAAGGGGGTGACTGAAAAATGGAATTATCTACAAAAGAATTGTTTGATAACTATGCTGAAATAGGAGATTTCATCAAGATAAACACAATGTATACAACTATGGCTGAACCAGATCAGATAGTCGACCTATACGAAAGAGAAAGTGCTTATATTGTAGAAACAAATATGACGGTATTCAACTTGCCTAAAAATTTATTATGGCAGATGTTGGAAGAAGAAGAGAAAACCTTTATTGCCAACGATTTAGAAATGTCAATAATTTTTCAGTAAGCGTTTTTTTGTGCATATTGCCAAAAATTATATTTTTATTGAAAAAACGAGAGCAATGTTGTAAAATGAAATAGTAAGTTAAGATTGGGGGTGTTAATATGACTAAAGAACAAGAGATGAGGTTTTATACTGATTTTATCAAGCGGTTTGTATTTGCACCTAACGACACTTTAAATGTAAAAAGGAATAAGAAGCAGCAGCTTTTCAAATTCAATTATATCCGTGATATTCTAAAAGAAGAAGAAACGGAAAGCGGCGGTTCATTTATGGATTTTCCGAAAGATAAAGTTATTGAAATCATCAATACCCTTGAAGATAAAATGACCGATGTACGAATGAATTATATATACCTATTAAGGGATTATAGTATTTTTTGTACAGGCAAGGAAAATCAATTCGGACTAATCCGCAGCTCCGATATATCAAACATTAAAAAACTAAGATATGCCACTAAAGACGATGTGCTCGCTTTAGTGTTCAAGGAAGCCAATCCGAGAGCACAAGCACTTATACTCGGTTGTTATGAGGGATTAAATGTCGATACGGAAGAGTTTTGCAGCTTGAATGTATCAGCCATTAATGACAACGACAATACAATCACTTTGAAACGAGGTAACATTCCTATATCAAGTGTTTTAAAGGTTGTTTTGCGAAAGTCCGCTAATGTTGATAATATAAAGCCGTATAGAACAAAAGGTACAAATGTCAAATACGACATTTCGCTCGGCTATGTCTTTGCTCCAAAGATAAACCGTGACGGTAGCTTGTCATATTTTGAAAAAAGAACACTAACGGCTTTTATGTCAAAACACGGTGTTGTTCCGAGTACGCTTGAAAGATGCGGTTTTCTTGCGGGTGTGTTTGACATATCAAAGGAAATGGGTATTGACATAATGAGTGTTACTACCGAAAACTTAGCCGTTATTGATACTGTCTTACAAACCGATAAAGGAAAAGAGCTGTGCTTGAAGTACGGTATTCCCGAAAATTATCAGAGATACAGAATTTATCACAGGATGATTAAAATTTTCCAGTAAAAATTAGTATGGGGTAATTATCTATATTATCCCATATTAATTATAATAAATAGTAGTAAAACGAAGCAACAAAAGAAAGGAGAAAACAATGATTTACAAAAAGTTAGCAAAAATCAGGCTTGACTTCGGAAAAGAGAAAATTAAAAAGTCGGGGCTTAACAAATTCTCGGGCTTTAAGTATTACGAATTAGGCGATATTATACCGCTTATTCTTGCCTTAGAGGAAAAGTACGGTGTAGCCTCCAACATTACCTTTACCGAAACTACGGCTAAAATGGTAATCGTTGATACCGATAACTATTCACCCGATGACCCTACAACATTTGTTGAGTACGAAATCCCTTTAAAGATACCTACTGTAAAGGGAGCAAACGAAGCACAAAACCTCGGCTCTGTAATTACTTACGACCGCAGATATTTGTATATGCTCGCCTATAACATAGTAGAAAATGACAGCTTTGATTACTCAATGGGTGCTGATGCAAAAGAAGCAGATGAAATCAAATCCATTGTAAGCAAAATAGTAGCTCATTGTAAAGTCATAGCGGAAAAGCAAGACAAAGCCGAGGCTGTAAGAATATTACAAGAATGCGGAGTTATAGACGGTAATCCGCATAACATAAAAGATAAAACTCTTGCCGAAACAGCATTAAAAGCAGTAGAGAAAGCCGCAAAAAGTAAGTAAATAACGGAGGAATACAAATGAATAATGTTCAGTTGTCAGGAAGAATAACCTTAATGCAAGCTAAGTCCATTACGACAAAAAGCGGGGAGCAAATCCCCGCAGTAAGTTTTGGATTAGCGGTGACCAACCCTAAAAACAGAGAGGAAACATTTTTTATTTCCTGTTTTGCATCGGGAAAAACAAGCGAGGTAATTACGAAATATTTTCAGAAAGGTGACGGTATTTACATATCGGACGGCTATATAAAGGTTAGCTCTTATACAGACAAAAACGGTCAAAACAGAAATAGTTGGTCTGTAATTGTAAGCAGTATTGAATTTCCTTTATCTAAAAAATCGACTACACAAACACAAACACAGCAGCAACAACCGCAAGCACAACAAGAATTTACTAAAACTCCTGTAGCAGAAGAAGAGGAAGATTTTCCGTTTTAAAAAAGGGGTGGTGTGAATGCTGTGGAGCTATTCAAGATTAACAAGCTTTTACACTTGTCCGTATATGTGGTATCAGAACTATATAACAAAAGAAACTCCGCAAGAAGATAATTTTTATGCACAATACGGTACTTTTATTCATTCTATATTGGAAAAGTTCTACAGGGGAGATTTGGCTATTTTTGAACTTGTGGACTACTACATTGAAAATTTCAAGAATGTTGTAACTAAAAGAACATCTGAAAAAATATTTAATAGTTACTACGAAAGCGGCATTGATTATTTTTCATCTTTCAAGCCGATAAAACAACATATCCTCGGGGTGGAAAAAGAAATTAAGTTCAAAGTCGGAGAGTATGATTTTATCGGCTACATAGATTTATTAACACAAGATGATAATTACAACATTACGGTAACAGACCATAAGACGGCAAAAATAGACTTCCTGAAAAACGGAAGTTTAAATAAAAAATCAGCTACTCTAATTGACGGTTATAAAAAGCAGCTGTATTTATACTCAAAAGCAATTATAGATGAATACGGTCGCTTTCCTAAATTCTTGCAATGGAATTTTATAAGGAACGATGTTTTATATAATGTTCCGTTCGTAGAAAAAGAGTATCACGAAACGCTTGATTGGTGCATTGATACCATAAAAGAAATTGAAAACGAACAATTATTCTTGCCGAATATAGACAGTGGATTTTGTAACTTTATATGTTCGTATAGGAATGATTGTGAATACATCTAAGGCGGTATGCTATTATGTTTGATAACAATTTGGTAATGCAAGCAAAAGAATCACTCGGGCTAAAAAATGCGGAGTGGATATCGGAATTATTAAGTTTACAAAAGTATGATGTTAGAAACAGAAAAGCATTATGCCCGTACCATAACGAAAAAACACCTTCGTTTGTCTACAATGAGAAAACATATCAATTCCATTGTTTTGGCTGTGGAAAGACTGTCGATATAATAGATGTGCTAATCGAAAAGGGAGATACCTATTTATCGGCAGTCGAAAAGCTCTTTGACAAGGCGGGTATGTCTGTAGCAATCGGAGAAAAAGGTATAAAAACTAAGCATAGTTACAAATATCCACAAGAAGAAAAGTCGGAAGATAAACAAAAGGTTTATGACTACTACAAGTTAAGAAAAATATCGAAGGAAACACTCGATTACTGCGGTGTAAGTCAGGATAGTAAAGGGAACATAGCCTTTAACTATTTCGATGTTAACGATGTTTGCACGCTTGTAAAGTATAGACCCGCAAGAAAAATCGAAAAAGGCGAAAATAAGTGTTGGTGTCAAAAAGGAGCTGATACGGCTTCAATCCTATTTAATATGAATAAGATAAACACGACACAACCATTACTTATAACGGAGGGCGAAAGTGACTGCCTTGCCGCTATAGAGTGTGGTTACAAAAACACTGTATCTGTACCTTTTGGGGCGGGTAATTATAAATGGATAGAGGAAAATTTAGAATGGCTTGACTCTTTTCAAAGTATAATTATTTGTTCCGACAACGATGCTTCGGGAGAAAAAATGCTGAAAGAGTGTACTTCTCGATTAGGTAATTATCGCATAAGAATAGTTGACTTGCCTAAAGAAACACCAAACGGCAAAAAACTAAAGGATTTAAATGAGTGCCTTGTCGTATACGGAAAAGAAGAAACATATAAGCGAATTATATCGGCAAAAGAAACACCTGTAACATCGGTAATTGACTTTGCAGAAATAGAAAGTATTGACTATTCCACTCTTGACGGCATTACAACGGGCTTTAACAGACTTGATAAAATGTTGTTTTCGTTACAGTACGGCACATTCAATGTTTTGACAGGTGTAAATGGCAGCGGTAAATCATCGTTCTTATGTCAGGTAATGTGTGAAGCTATTGAAAAAGGTAATCCTTGCTGGCTGTATTCGGGAGAAATGCCAAACTCAATGATGAAAAATTGGCTTGAAAGTATATTAGCAGGTCCGCGCCATATTAAAGAAAAGCATAACTATTTCGGGGCTAAATTTTATGAAACTGATCCGGCAGTGCGAAGTCCTATAAACAAAAAATACAAGGATCTAATTAAATTCTACCGTGACGGTGTAGATTCGAGGTTGCAAACAATTTATTCGTCTATGACGGACTCTGTTAGAAAACTCGGCTGTAAGTTGTTTATACTGGATAATCTAACAACAATCAATTTAGATTGTAATGATACTGAAAAGTGGAGTAAGCAGCTTGAATTAGTTCAGTTCCTAATCTCTTTTGCAAAAACATACAATGTTGTCGTGATACTTGTTATACACCCTCATAAAATAGAGAAAATGCGAAGATTGTCTAAGTTTGATATTCAAGGTTATTCCGCTTTAATTGACTTGGCACACAGAGTATTTTCGCTTTACAGGGTGCAACCGCAGGATTTAACAAGCAAATATCCTTTAAAACATAATGTAATGTTCGACATTTTAAAGGACAGACTAACGGGCAAAGAAGGGGCTTCATTCGGCTTTTATTACGACAATGCATCAAGAAGATTTTACCAAACGAATACAGAGTATAATAGGCAATACTCTTGGGATAAAGCGGTTTATACAGATATTTTGAAACACCCTTATTCGGACGGCTTTTATCTTGATTA